TTATGAAAGGCAAAGGTCCTATTGCCAACATATTAGGAATGGCTAAAGGTAACAAAGTAGATCCTATGCAAACAGAAATGGAAAAAGCTAAAAAATTAGAAGCTATGCGTGCCGCTGCTAAATCAGGTACTCAAAGCAATAGAATGGCTCTTATGTCATCTCCAACAAAAATGAAAGCAGGCGGCTCTATTAAAAAGAAAAAATCTATAGATGGAATAGCAACTAAAGGTAGAACAAGGGGTTAATATGTCACTCGAACAATGTCCAGTATGTAAAACAGTTCTTTTAAATATAAAAAACGGTGAAGCAAAATGTACAGCTTGTAATGCTATGGTATCTAATGCTGATCTAGACAGTAAGTTTGGTTATGAGTGGACTAAAGAACTAGAAGATTTGCAAGATGCCCAATCGTAATTATAAAGGTGAGTACGATAAGTACCACAAAAAGCCAGAGCAGAAGAAGAATAGAGCAAGCAGAAATACTGCTCGTTCTACAATGAAAACTGCTGGTAAGGTAACTAAAGGCGATGGGAAAGATGTTGCTCATAAGAATGGCAATCCTAAAGATAACAAAAGAAAAAATCTTACAGTAAAGCCTAAGTCAGTTAATAGATCCTTTGCCAGAACAAAAACAGCAAAGAAAGTTAACAGGAGAGCTTAATGAAAGTAACAAAGTTAAAAACAGGTGGTTTCTTATCTTCAGGTAGCGATGCTGGTGATTTAGAGATACTAAGAAAATCAAATGATTATGATGATGGTTCTGGCATGAAAGCTGGTGGAGCTGTTAAAAAGAAGAGTACAGTAAATAAAGCAGGCAACTACACAAAACCTTCATTAAGAAAAAATATATTTAATAGAGTTAAGGCAGGTGGCAAAGGTGGAGCTCCCGGTCAATGGTCTGCTAGAAAAGCACAAATGATGGCTAAAGCTTATAAAAAGGCAGGTGGTGGCTACAAATAAGGAATGAAACATTATGGACCCAGTTACTATATCTATAGCAGTAGGCGTTGCTACTAAAGCATTTAGTGCTATTAAGAGTGGGTTCGCAATGGGTAGAGACATAGAACAAATGTCTGGCGATATTGGTAGATGGATGGGGGCTGTGAGTGATGTTGATAATGCGGAAAAACAAGCCAAAAATCCTCCCCTGTTTGGTAAACTTTTTTCTGCAGGTTCTATCGAAGAGGCAGCTATGGCTGCGTACGCTGGAAAAAAGAAACTTGAGGAACAAAGATACGAACTCAAGATGTTTCTAAATCTAACTCATGGTCCTCAAGCGTACGATGAGCTTCTTGCTATGGAAGGGCAGATAAGAAAACAAAGACAAGAAACCATATACAAACAACAAAAGATGCGTCAGCAAATTTTAGGCGTAATAGGTTGGATTTTCTTGTTTATTGTTATTATATTGTTATTTGCAACAGTCGCAGTTATTTGGAATAAAAAAGCTAATGCTAAAGATTACACAAGACAGCAAAAAATACAAAAAGGCATAATTGTTCTTCCCACTATGACCACATGCAGATTAAAGAAACGTAAAGTATACAAAGATAAACTGGCTTGTATATATCAAGGCGCTCAAAAAACATTTACCTTGGATTTTACAGACCTAGCAAATGGCTGTCCTCGTAAATACAAATGTGTGCTAGATCCAAATGGTAAAGAACCATCAATTGATTCTGTTATGGAGAGTTTAAGGAGTATTGCTAAATGAATAAATGTGTAGGTCTTTGCAGATTAGACGAGAAAAAAGTTTGTCTTGGTTGTTTTAGAACAATAGAGGAGATAAAAGAAGCGTATGAAAAAAACACTACAAAACGATAGTAAATACAACGAGTATGATCTCGATGGTGATGGAGTCGTTACTGACGAAGAGCTAGAAAACGCTAAAGTAATGAAGGAAACGGAAACTTTGTTAAGGAAGCAGTTAGCGCAGCTTCGGATGGCTAGGTGCACGTTAATAGCTATGGGTGTGTTTACATTGGCTATGTTTATTATTGATATTGATAGAGTAAAAGCACTAGCAGATATAAGTAATTTGTTTTATTTGTCAGGTGCTGGTATAGTTGGAGCGTACATGGGTACAACGGCTTGGATGAGTAAAAAATGATATGTTTAAAGCGTTAGTAACAATGTGTGTAATTGGAGCACCTAGTAACTGCATAACATTAGAGGATCAATATGGACCATATGAAACAGAATTTAATTGTAAACAAAGAGCTTTGGCTATTAGCAGGCAGATAAACAAACATTACCCATTGTGGAAACCATATAAATATAAATGCACAAAATTATCCGTAGGGAGATTAATTTATGACAAAGAAAATAAGTAAAAAACAAAAAACTACGCTGCAAAAACACGCTAAACATCATACAACTAAGCATATGAATAGTATGAAAAAAGACATGAAGAAGGGTAAAAGTTTTTCTAAATCACATACAAAAGCTATGAAGAAAGTAGGTAAGTAATATGTTAACAGCCCTAATTGGACCCGTTTCTAATCTTCTTGGAAAGTTTATAGAAGATAAGGACATGAAGAACAAGTTGGCACACGAAGTGGCAACTATGGCCGAGAGCCATGCACAAGAACTTGCCAAAGGTCAGATAGAAATTAACAAGGCAGAAGCGCAACACAAATCCATCTTCGTAAGCGGATGGAGACCATTTATTGGCTGGACCTGTGGAATTGCTTTATGCTGGCATTTTGTCCTTGCACCCGTTACTTTGTTTGTGTGTGCTTATTTAGACGTAGTTATACCTGAGTTGCCTAGCTTTGACATGGGTTCTCTTATGACGGTTTTGATGGGGATGCTCGGATTGGGCGGACTTCGCAGCTTTGAAAAGTATAAAGGGTTAACAAAATGAGTTTATACAGAAACATACAAGCAAAGAAAAAAAGAATAGCTGCTGGTAGTGGTGAGAAGATGCGAAAGAAAGGCACAAAGGGAGCTCCAACCAAAAAACAATTTGCAAAAGCAAAGAGGAAAAAGAAATGATGTGGACTTGGTTGCGTTTTTCAAAGTTTTTTAATAAGATAGGTAATTACTTCTATTATAAACATGTTGACTCTTTAAGAAAAAAGCAGGTGAAAAATGGACTTAGATAAATTACAAGAACAGCTTGCAGAAGATGAAGGGTGCAAGTATGAGATTTATTTAGATCATTTAGGGTACAAAACTTTTGGTGTGGGACATTTAGTTAGAGCCACAGACCCAGAAAATGACATGGATATAGATACGGAAGTGTCTAAAGAAAGAGTTGATGAGTGCTTTAAAGCGGACATTGCTATAACTATAGAAGACTGCAATGTGTTATACACTAACTTTAACGACATACCCGAAGAAGCTCAACTAATACTAGCAAATATGATGTTTAATCTTGGAAGGCCTCGTCTGAGCAAATTTTTAAATTTAAAAGTGGCTGTTGATGACGAAGATTGGATGGAAGCTTCCATTGAGATGATGGATTCAAAATGGGCAAGACAAGTGCCTAATCGTGCAGAAAGACTTTGTAAGAGAATGGAGAAGTTATCTTGGCTATTCAAGCAATAAAATTAAAACCTGGGATTAATCGTGAAGGCACTCGGTACACCACCGAAGGTGGGTATTATGACGGGGATAAAATACGATTTAGACAAGGCACACCTGAAAAAATAGGTGGCTGGGCACAAATATCCACTTCTAACTTTGAAGGTGTATGTCGTTCTTTACACAACTGGGTAACTTTAGGAGGTCAAAACCTTATTGGTGTCGGTACTCATCTAAAATTTTATGTAGAAAACATTGGTAGTTATTTTGATATTACGCCTCTACGTGCAACTAATTCTTTAACAAATCCTTTTGTTACAGTATCTGGATCTGCGGTTGTAACAGTTACTGATGCAAATGGTGGATATATAAACGGAGATTATGTTACGTTCAGTAATGTGACAGCAGTAGGGGGGCTTACATTAAATGGTGAGTTTGTAGTTAGTTTAGGTGTTACTTCTGCGGCAGGTACGTTTACTATAACAGCAGCTTCTAACGCTTCTTCTAGTGCCACAGGCGGAGGTACGGTATCCGCAGCGTATCAAATAAATGTAGGTAACGCTTTTGCCATTCCTATAACAGG